ACTCCGACACCGTGAGCATCAACGAACTCGGGTTCGTCGTCTCGATCCCCAACGAGGGGCGCTCGATCGACACCCAGCGCATCCCGATCAAGCTTCGGCAGGCGGCCAAGAACGGCCTCCAGACGATCCTTGCGGAGCGCATGTCGCAGAGCTTCTTCTACCATGTCTGCGGCTACACGCCGATCAACGCCTCGGGCGGCAAGTACAACGCCCACAACACCGTCACCGCCCCGACCTCCGGCCGCCATGTCTGGCGCGCTGCGGGCGCTGCGGAGAGCAACACGGCGGACGAGAACATCGAGTCCGACGACGTGATGACCCTCAACATGATCGACCACATGCGCGAGTTGGCGGAAACCGCTACCTCGCCCCTGCGCCCGATCAACATCGAGGGCAATTATGAGGCCGGCGGCACGGACATCAGCGGCGGTCGCTATGTCATGTACCTCCACCCCTACCAGGTCACCGATCTTCGCACCTCGACGGATACCGGCCAGTGGCTGGACATCCAGAAGGCGTCGATGATGGGCGGCCAGACGAGCAAGAACCCGATCTATTCGGACGCGCTCGGCGAGTACAACAACGTCATCCTCAAGAAGGCCAACCACATCACCCAGGGCGTCAATTCGTCCTCGGGTGCGGCTATCTCGACGGTGCGTCGCGCGGTGCTCCTCGGCGCCCAGGCGGTCTCGCTCGCCTACGGCAAGGATGGTGGCCCGACCACCTACAACTGGAACGAAGAGCTTCTGGATCACAAGCGCATCCTTGAAGTCTCGACGTTCTGCATCTGGGGCATGGTCAAGAACGTGTTCGACAGCGCCGACTTCGGCGTGATCGTCGGCTCGACCTACGCCGCCGCCCACACCACCGGCTAAGGAGAACCTGAACCATGCCCACGAACACCGCAGGCGGGAAGGGGATCATCAACTCCGACCGCAACGGACCCAACGTCCTCAGGGCCGTCGTCCGGTACTCCGACTGGGTCGGCACCAACAACGACCGGAAGGTGATCGGCTATCTGCCGCCCTACTCGGTCGTTGTCGGCTCCCAGAGCCATGTGGTCGTCAAGACCGCGTTCAACGACACCACTGGCGACGATCTCGACATCGGTGTGACGGGGACGGACGACGACCTCTTCGCGTCGGCGCTCGACCTCAACACCGGCTCGGGCGTGCTCCTCACGCTGGACGATCTGGCGGACGCCAATCGCTACAGCGCGGACACCCGCGAGATCACTGCCAACTTCACCACTGCCCCGACCGGAGACGGCACCACGGGCGAGTGCTGGATCTACATCGGCTACTACATCGCCGCGTAGCGCCTCGGGGGCGGGCTTCGGCTCGCCCCCTTTCCTTTTGGCATGACGGCTGAGGCCGTGACCCCCATGGAGATTTGGTTATGCCCACCCCTACCGGGACTGTGAAGCAGTTCAAGCGCCAGCGCGTGCAGATGTCGAGCCTCGAACCGTTCGAGGCCGTGAGCGTCCGCTGCGTCGCCCATACCGGCGGCATCCCCGCCACCCAGACCACGGACGGCACCGACACGACGCCGGCTGTCACCGAGACCTACATCGCCGAGGTGTTCATCCCCTGCCGCTCCACCGTGACCGGCATCGCATTCCTGAACGGGTCGGCGGTTGCCGGCAACCTCACCGGCATCCTCTACAACAAGGATGGCGTTGTGGTGGCATCCACGGCCTCGACGGCGGCCTCCGGCACCGACGCCTATCAGTCGATCGCCCTGAGCACGCCCTATGTCGCGGAAGGCCCGGCGACCTACTATGTCGGCCTCCAGTGCTCCTCGACCTCGCAGCGCCTGAACACCCACATCCTTGGCCGCTTCGGCGCGTCGAAGAAGACCGGCGAGACGTATGGCACCGCCACGACCATCACCCCGCCGACGACGTTCACGACGGCCCAAGGGCCGATCGCGAGCCTCTACTAGGACTGAGGCCGGGCCATGACGACGCTATCGATTCTCAAGAGCACGATCGCCGACGACTTGGCCCGGCCCGACCTCACGTCGCAGATCAGCGCGGCCATCACCCAGGCGATTTCCTTCTACCAGGAGGAACGCCTTTTCTGGATGGAGACGCGGAGCAGCACGTTTGCGACCGTGGCAGCCCAGAGCGCCTACACCTCTTCCGACAGCACCAGCATCCCCCTCTGGATCAAGATTGACGACCTGTTCATCGAGGACAGCGACAGCCAGCGCTATGGGCCTCTCTGCCGCCTTGACCAGAGCGAGATGGAGCAGTTGCTCGACACGAGCGCATCGTCGGGCAGGCCGGATAGCTGGTCGCTCTACAACGACACGATGTACTTCCACCCCATCCCGGATGCCGTCTACACGGTGCGCCCGATGGGGCAGGCCCTCGTTGCCGAGCCGTCGTCCGACAGCGAGCCGAATAACCCCTGGCTCACGAAAGGCTTCGAGTTACTGCGCTCCGCTGCCAAGGGCTACATCTTCCTCCACACCATGAAAGACCCGGATCAGGCGTCGTTCATGGCGATCGCGGCGGAACGTGAATTGGGCCGGCTCCGCCGCGACACGTCGAAGCGCACGGCCACCGGCCAGATCAGGCCGACCCAGTGGTAAACTTCCCCGCCTGGCGTCCCGATGCGTACAGCCTCGGCACGGGCTTTGCGCGCGACGTGACGGGCGTTCTCCCCGGGGCTGGGGGTTGGACGCCATGGGCGGCGCTTGAGGCCCTGTCGGCGGCTGTGGCGGCCCCAGTGAGGGGTGCATTCATCGCCCGGACCAGCGCCGGGGCGGCAACCATCTTCGCGGGCACGGCGACGGCGCTCTACAAGTATGCATCCGCCTCCTCATGGGAGGATGTGACGCGGACAAGCGGCGGCGCTTACGGCCTGACAACGGACAATTCTTGGTCGTTCGACCAGTTTGGCGACGTGGTCATTGCGACGAACGGAGTGGACGCGCCGCAGGCATTCACGCTGGCATCATCGACGGACTTCGCGGCCCTGTCGGGATCGCCCCCGGTGGCAAAGTTCGTCAAGGTCGTGGGCGATCATGTCTGGCTCTTGGGCTTGACCGGCTCGGCGCTGGGGCCTTCGGGGCTGTTCCCGACTGGCCTCAACCAGCTCGCATGGTCCGGCTTCCGCGACTTGACGTACTGGACGCTAGGCGAGAAGAGCACCGGCTTTGCGTCGTTCCCCTCGGGCGGCTTCGTTCAGGGGTGCACGACGCAGATTGCCGGCCTCGTGTTCCTCGAAAGGGCCATCTGGCGCTTCGTCGCCGACCAGATCAAGGTGTTCGACTTCGCCCCGATACAGGAAGAGCAAGGCACCCCTTCGCCCCAATCCATCGTCCAGCACGAGGGGGATGCGTACTTCTACGGGACGGACGGGTTCTGCGCGATTGGCAGCCAGGGCGTGCGCCAGATCGGCAACGAGTGGGTCAACAACTGGTTTCTGGAGCAAGTGAACCAGTCCCGCTTCAAGCAGGTGATCGGGGCGCTCGACCCGGTGAAGATGCGGGTGTTCTGGATTTACCTCGACAGCACCAATTCTAGTTCCTACACCCACAACGGCATCCTCTGCTTCGACATGCTCAACCAGGAGCGGCCCTGGAGCAAAGCCGATATCCAGTGCGAGTACATCTTCTCGGGCACGACGCCCGGTGCGACGCTCTCCGACCTTGCCTCGCTCTATACCGACCTCTCAGGCGTTCCCTACGCCATCGGCTCGGATGCGTGGCTTGGCGGCGCTCCCCGGCTGGCAGCGTTCGATAGCGCCAACAAGATGGCGTTCTTCACGGGCAACGGCGTCGAGGCGACGGCCCAGACGGCGGAGTTCCAGCCCATCCCCGGCCAGCGGTTCTATGTGAACGGCTTCCGGCTCGTGGGCGATGCGAGTGCGGCGACGGGCAGGGTGCACGTCAAGGAGCGCCCGCAGGACACGTTGACGGCGGGGGCCTCGGCGAGCCTCACGGCACAGGGGCTTATCCCGGTGCGGTCGAGCGGCAAGATACTGATGTGCGAGGCGACGGTGCCGGCGGGGGAGACTTGGGGCTTCCTGTCGGGCGTCGAGTTTGAAGAGGGCGACATTCGCCCCGATGGGCGGCGCTGATGGCATCGCTCGACCCGAACCTTCCGGCAGAGACGACGCTTGCGATCCTCACGAACGGGAGCGCGACGGATGTCTACACGGTGACGGCCGAGGAAGTCGTGCGGCTGCTCGGCGTGATCGTGACGGACTCGACGGGGAGCGTCGCAACGGCGGCAACGGTGGCGCTCCGGCGCAATTCGACCAACTACGTCCTCGCCTCGACGGGCATTGCCCTGCCGAGCGCGACCGAAAACCTTGAGATCGTGTGCGAGCCGACCATCCGCATGATCCGGGGCGATTCCATCCGCGTGACGGGGGCCAACGGGCACCACGTCTTTGTCACCGTGTCCCCGGTGCGCAGCGGCACCACCGCGCAGAAATAGGACCGAACGATGCCCCCGACAGCCCTGAACGAGTCCGCTTGGTCTACCACGCCGGCCAGCAACGACGGCGCTGACTCGACCATCGGCACGATTGCCAACACGTCCAGCCCGACGAGCGTTGACGATTGGGTCAGGGGTCAGATGGCGGCCCGTGCCAAGGCGCGGCTCGACCAGGGCGGGGGCCTCGTTGCCGGCGGCACCAGCACGGCTCTCACGGTCACCACGAACCAGTCCCTGTCGGCCTCCCATATCGCCAACGGGCTTCGCCTGTGTGTGCGGACGGCGAGCGCCGCGACGGGGGCGGCGACGATTGCCGTGGATGGTCTGACGGCGGTCGATATCAAGACGAATGCAGTGGCGGCGGTGGCCTCTGGCGATTGGGCGTCGGGTGCCATCCTCGATCTGGTCTACTCCTCGACGGCATCGGCCTTCATTGCCGAGAACATCGGCCCGGCGACTGGGTTCAGCATTTCATCGATCACGACGGAAACGGCCCTCGACCACGCCGCCGACTTCGTGCCGGTCTATGACACGAGCGCCACGGCCAACAGGAAGTTCCTGCCGCGCTACTTCGCCCCCTCGGTGCGGGCTTCGGGGCGCGTCCACAAGAACGGCACATCTCAGACCGGCATTGCAGCCGGCGCGACTCTCGTCACATGGTCGACGGAAGTTTCCGATGTGGGTGGGTACTTCGCATCGAACAGCCTCACCCCGCCCGCAGGGACCGTTTTCCTGAACTCCAAACTTGCCGGGTCTTCTCTTACGGCTGGGTCTATATTCGGCGTGAAAGTGTACAAGAACGGCGTTGAACTAGTGGAGGGAACTTCTGTTATAGTCCCGAGCGGGTCTACAAGTGGTTCGGTTTCCGCGTCACTAATAGACCAATGTAACGGGACGGACTATTACGAGATTTTTGTGGTATCCGACGACGCATCGTTCTCCGTTTCCGGGAGTTCCAGCAGCTCGTATCTCCAGTGGTCGATGATCTAGAGGACTATATCCCCCGCATCGATCTTCGCCTTGTTGGCTAGGATGGCGATCTCGACTACGTTCGCCCCGAACGTCGCAGACAGAATACCAGTACCCGGGTCGTAAGAGGCGGCCCCTCCCTCAACGACGATCCTGTCCTTCTTCGGGTCGAAGTCTGCGATCGTGTCGAAGCCGGGATTGTAGCGGAAGCCGATGTCAAATTTGAAGGTGTCGCGGCCCTTGCCGCCATTGAGCAGGTCGTTGCCTTCGCCGCCGTTCAGCGTGTCGTTCCCGCGACCGCCATAGAGCGCGTCATCGGCATTCCCGCCCGAGAGAATGTCCGCGCCGCGTCCACCCCAGAAGACGACCGGGAGCGGGAACCCGCGGTCATCCTGAAGACTGAACAGCGTGTCGTCGCCGCGTAGCCCGTACATCCGGGTTTCGAGGCCCTGGTGCTGGTTGGCGTCGTCGGTTCCGATGAACACCTTGAAAGTGTCCGGGGGCAGAAGGGCCATCGCTTCCTCCAAGGGTTGAATCCTTCAAGTGACCCTACACGGACTCGCCCGCAAGGGGAACAAACCGGGAAATGACGATTATCTTAGACCGGGTGCCGCTCGAACTGGTTCCCACCTTCTGGCCGCACGTCCTGCCCCACATCGCCCGCGCCATCAATGCGGTAACGACCTCAGAAACCCCCGAAGGCATCCTCTCCGAACTGCTCGCCGACCGTAACGGCCTCTGGGTCATCATGGAGGCGGATAGCCCGCTGCCGTTCCTCGGCGCGGCTGTCACCTGCATGCGCCAGACCAACAACGGCACCGTCTCCGAAATCCGCTACCTCGCCGGCCGGCAGGGTGCGCGCTGGATACGGCAATGCCTCCGTGAGTTTGAGGACATCAGCAAGGCGAGCGGGGCGGACCTGCTTCACATCGAGGGCCGGCGCGGATGGCGCCGCTTCCTCCCCGACTATCGCGAAATCAGAACTGTGATCGAGAAGAGGCTCTAGCCATGGGCAAAAACGACACCCAGCAGCAGAAGTCTACGTCCGGCCCGTGGCCGGCAGCGCAGCCCTACCTGAAGGACGCGCTCAAGATGGGCGACAAGCTCCTCGACAACAAGAAGGGCTTCAACGCCTACCCGGGTCAGGGCTGGGTGCCGTTCTCCAGCGAGACGAACAATGCCCTCGGCTCGATTTCGAGCATGGCGAGCCAGCCAAACCAGTTCTACGGCGGCGCGTCGGGCTTCACGAAGGGCCTTCTCGGCGGCGACTACAACCTCGACCAGTCGGGCTATCAGGCGCTCCAGGGCGGCGGGCCGACCACCGAGGGCGATTACCGCGCCATGCTCGACGGCGAGAATGATGCGTATGCACAGGCCCGTCAGAACACCGCCAACAGCCTCGGCGACCAGATCCAGCGCCAGTTTGGCGGGGCCTCCTATGGCGGCGTCCAGAACGCCGACTACCTCACCAAGGGCGTGGGCAACGTCCTGACCCAGATGGATTCGGACAACTACTACCAGCGGCAGAACCTGAAACAGGGACTGCTCGACCGGGTGACGGGCGTCCAGCAACAGGGCTTCGACAACCAGCGCGGCCTTCTGGGCGACATGTCGAACCTGAGCCAGCAGGACATCAACAACCGCATGGGCGGCATTGGCGTCATGGATCAGGTCTACAACAGCCAGTACCTGCCGGCGCAGATGATGGCGGGGGTCGGCGCGGCCAAGGAGGCGAAGGCCGGCGAGGAACTGCAATGGAACTTGGACAAGTTCAATATTCAGGACAACGCGGGCTGGAATAGGCTGGCGCAGGCGTTCGGCATCTTCTCCGGCAGCGGCCAACAGGGCAACCAGACGCAGACGAGCGTCAGCCAGCCGACAGACATCTGGTCAAAGCTCATGGGCGGCGGCCTCCTTGCCTCGCAGGCGTTGTAGCCCATGGCCGAAGTCGTATCCATCCGCGGCGAGCCCATCGCGCCGGCTGGCGTCCCCGTCGAGGAAGTCGTCGCACTCGCGCGAGAAATCCTTGAGCGCGCCGAGGCGGGGGCCATCCGGGGGCTTACGATCTGCATCGCGCATTCCGACGACACGTTCCAGGGCCGGTGTGCGGGAGCGATTTCGAGTTACGGGATGCTCGGCGTGGCCGCGAACCAGTTCCACATGCTAAACGTCAAGTGTGCGGAGGACGATTGATGCCCGGCCTTCTCAACTCGCAGCGCGGCGGCCTTCTCGGCGGCGGGTACAATCCCATCCGCCAGATCGCACAGGGCGGCTCTCCGGGGCAGGGGGGTGGCATGTCCATGATGTCGATGGGCGGCGGCATGGGCGACCCCAACCAGTACGGCACCGACGCATGGGCGCTTCAGGGCGGCGGCCCGGGCGCTTTGTTCTTCCGCGAGCTCATGCGCGGCATGAGCGGCAAGAACCCGCTGTCGATCCTCGACCCTGCGAAGGCGGGGAAGTTCTTCAGTGACGACACTATCGGCATTCTCCGCCCCGAGTTCCAGCAGGGCTACAAGAAGGCGGGGAAGTGACACATGGCGGGGCTGCTCAACCAGAACCCTTACGGTCGTGGTTTGCTCAATCAGCCGCTGACGTTCTCGGCCATGTACCCGCCGAGCGTCGTGAACGCGCAGAACCCGCTGCCGTCGTACTCGCATCTCGGCAAGCCCATGCCGCCTGACATGGCCCCGACGCAGATCGTCAAGGGCATCCTCGGCGGAATGGGCAGCCTCGCCATGCAGGCGAATGAGGCCATGCCGTGGGGCGGTAACAACCCGCAGGCCATCGGCTACGACCCGCAGGCGGGAACGATAGACCCGAGCGTGATGGTGCCGTTTGCGACGGACGTTGCGGGGATGGCGACGACGGGGAGCCTTGCTGCCCCTGCGGTTGGGAATGGGCTGGGCATGGGCATCCGCGCCTATCACGGTTCCCCGCACGACTTCGACCGTTTCAGCATGGACAAGATCGGGACGGGGGAGGGGAACCAGACATACGGACATGGCCTCTACTTCGCCGAGAATGAAGGCGTGGCTAAAACGTATAGGGATATTCTCGGGTACAAGCACACGGACGGAGCCGCGCAGCACGCATGGGACAATCCGCAGGCCGCGGCAGGGTACTGGCTTCGGTTCTATGGCGGCGACAAGGCGAAGGCACGCGAGTATTTTGAAAGCCTCAAGCGGTCGGAACAGCGTTGGCTCGGCACTAAGCGGGGCAGCGACGCCGAGGCGAACATTCGGCTGGCGGATGGATCAATTGCAGCGCTCGACGCTGGGACAGACATAGGACCGCCGAATCCCGGGAAGATGTACGAAGTAGACATCAACGCATCCCCCGACGAGTTTCTTGACTATGGCGCCCCGCTCGATCGTCAGAGCCCCAAGGTCAAGCAGGTTCTTGAAGGGCTCGGGGTAAAGATCGGCAGGCGCGACCCCCGCAGCGGCGGCGACATGCTGGGCGAGTTCGGCGACGACCCGGCGGCGGCATCGCAGGCACTCCGGGATGCCGGCATCAAGGGCATCCGCTACGAGGATGCCGGCTCTCGGTTTAACCCGGATGATGTGCGGCGGGAACTGGCGAGCCTTGAGGAAAGTTTGGGATCGGTGCGTCGCAGTATCGTGCCCGACCCTGTGGCCGTGCAGAACCTTGAGCGCCAGATCGGTGCGTTGAAGCAGAAGCTGGCACAACCGCAGACCGCAAATCTCGTGGTCTTCGATGACAGCCTTATCGACATCCTGAAGAAATACGGCATTGCCGGCCTGACCGCTGGCGGTGCTGGCGCGGCCATGCTCGGCGGCTCTCAGGACGCATCGGCGGCCCCGGCTTCCTACTCTACCGGCGGCAGATTCTAGAGGACGACACGATGGCGCTTTCCCAGAACCTCTTCGGCGGCCAGCAACCGGGCATGCAGCCCGCAGCGCCCCCGCTGCCCCGCGTGCCTTGGGGACAGAACCCCCTCGTGACGACGGCAGCCCTGTCCCTTCTCGGCGGTCGCCGCCTCAACAAAAACAAAACCAACGTTGCGGCTACGGCAGGGCAGGGCATGGCGGCTAAGACGGGGCTCCAGTCCTTCATGCTTGCCCAGCAGGAAAAGCAGGCGGCGAAGGCCGAAGCCGACGCGCGCAAGCAGCAAATGAATGAGGTGATGAAGGCGTGGCCGGGGCTCTCCCCCGAGCAGCGCGCTTTATTCTCCGCCCAGCCCGAACTCTTCGGCCAGTACGCGCTGAAAAGCATGGGCGGCGCGGGCGCCAACAAGTACGGGCTCACCCCCGTTCCCGGTGTTGACGCTCAGGGCAACCCCGTTCTTCTCCAGATGGGAGAGGATGGGATTGCTACGCAAGCGCAACTCCCCGATGGCGTTACGGTGTCAAAGGCCCCGATCAAACTGGACGCCGGCACCCATTATGTGCTTCTCGACCCGATCACCCGCCAGAACATCGGGACGATCCCGAAGGACGTTGCCGGCACGCAATCGGCAGAGGTGCAAGGCACGAAGCAGGGTGAAGCCCGCGCCAACCTGCCGCTTGTCGAAGCGACGGCCGATCGGATGGTGCGCACGATTGACGACGCGCTTAACGACCCGGCCCTCTCGCGTGTGACTGGCCCGTTGCAGTCGTGGCTCCCGAATGTCACCGGGGAGGCGAACCGTGCGCAATCCCGCCTTGACCAGATCCTCGGCGGTACGTTCCTCCAGGCGTTCAACGATCTTCGCGGCGGTGGTGCCATCACCGAGAGGGAAGGCGAGAAGGCGACCGATGCCTATAACCGCCTGACCTCGACGGGAATGACCGATGCGGATTACCGCAAGGCGCTTGTTGAGTTCCGCACCGAAGTCCTGAAACTGGTTGAAGTGGCCCGCAGCAAGGCGTCGGCTCCAGGCCAGACGGCCCCCATCCCGGCTTCGGAGTATTTCAACCAATGACCGTCATCACCATGCCTGACGGGACTGCGGTCGATTTCGGAGACATGCCGCCCGACCAGATCAAGGCGCTGATCGCCAAGAAATTTCCCGACGTGGCGCGTCCCGCCCCCTCGGCGGAACAGCCGGCGACTGAGCAACCTTATAGCGGCCAGATACTGCCGTTCTCCAAGGACGCGCAGGGCAACGTCTCGTTTGACATTCATGCGGGGCTTCCCGGCATGATCACTCGGGGCGCTGAGTTGCTTCGGCAGGGCGCCCCCGATGCGCGAAGCGACGAAGGCATTGGCGCGCTCACCGACGCCGCCATGGTGGCATCGCCCGTGTCTGCCGGCGCCCGTGGTGGGCTGGGTTGGGCTGGCGCCCCTGCCAAGCGTGTCCCGGTCAAGCCGCCTGTCCCGACATCCGACGAACTGCTTTCGACCGGATCGTTCGGTTTCGACATGGCGCGGCAGATGGACGTCCGCTATAATCCCGCTGATGTCCAAAACATGGCAATGAAGTTGCAGTCGCAACTGTTCAAGGCCGGATTCCGGGAGAGCAACGCCCCTGAAGTTTTTAGCGAGATCAAGAACATCCTCCGCCCTGTCGAGCCGGGAGCGTTCGCGTCAATTGACGACCTCCACGCCATCCGAATGGCCCTCGGGAAGGCAGCCCAGAACTTCAATAACCCGCGCGAGCAATCGGCGGCGGTGGACGCTATTCGCGCCCTCGACAAGTTCATTACGAACCCTGATCAGAAGGCTGTTATGGCTGGACCCGCTGCCGCCGCGGGTGGCGTCTGGAAAGACGCGATGGGCAACTACGCCGCCGGCAAGCGATCCGACCGCCTCATGGGCATCGAGGAAAGCACTCTCCGCCGAGCCAAGGCTTCAAATTCCGGCCTCAACATTGACAACACTATCCGCCAGCGCGTCGCCTCCGTTCTCGATAGCCCCCAAAAGCGAGCGGGCTTCAGTCCCGAGGAAATAGCCCTGCTAGAGCAGGTGGCCGAAGGCACGGCGCCCCGCAACACGCTTCGCTGGGCTGGCAACCTGCTTGGTGGCGGTGGTGGTTTGGCCGGCGGCATTGCGGGTGGTGCCGGCTTCGCGGCCTTCGGGCCTGCCGGGACGGCGGCGGCGATTGCTGCCCCGCTTGCCGCGAAGATGGGTGGCAACCAACTCACCAAGAACGCGCTCCGCAAGGTTGACGTGGCGACGCGTGAACGCTCCCCGATGTACGAGCAGAGGGCCGCGACGGCTCCCCCGCCGCTCGCCCCCAACCCTGGCGTCCGCACCGCTATGGGCCGCACGGTCGCGGGCGCACCGATGGCCGCCGAGAAGGAAGCCTTGTTCCAGAAGATGATGGACAAGCAGGTGTCGCCACAAGAGTACGAGGACTACCTCCGCCAGAAGTACGCCCCACAGCAGGGCGCCTAGCGGATAGCGCCTCCGAAGGCCGCAAGCCCTGTCCACACGGGCACGGCCCATTCCATCGGGAACAGGTTGATAGCGACAGCGGCGAGGATCGTGAGCAGCACGGTCACGGCGGTCTCTTAGCATGGAAGAACGAAGCATGGGAAACGTCATCATCGGTGGCGGCGGCACGGACACGCTCGTCGGCGGCAAGCGCACGCTCGCCGGCACGGCGGCGGCTCGTGGCCTCAGCACGGTCGACCCGCGCCTAGTCCAGATCATCGACGCCGCTGCGGCCCGCTCGCCCTATGACGTGCAAATCTTTTCCGGCCAGCGGTCCGGCTCGGCGGGTGGCTCCCGGCACAACAGCGGCAACGCGCTTGACATCGCCCTGATCGACCCGAGCACGGGCGAGGTCATCCCCAACTACAAGTCCTCGACCGGCTTCCCGATCTACGCCGAATTCGCCAAGGTCGCCCGCGAAGAGCAGATGGCGATTGCCCCCGACATGGCTGACCAGTTCCGCTGGGGCGGCGGCTTTTCGGACAAAGATTTCGACCTGATGCACTTCGATTTCAAGCCCGGCGGGTCGATGGCCTACTGGTCTTGGGAGGACGGCGGCAAGCTGACGGCGGCGGGTGCGGCGGCGGTTCCGAAGTTCGGCCCCGGCTATATCTATGCCAACGGCGAGAAGATGAAGGCCCCGCCGGGCCAGTATGCCAGCCTCTGGGGCCGCGACCCGCTCCAGGGTGCCCCCCAGGACGCGCAGAGCGCCATCGCCAGCCTTATGGCACCTTCCGGTGGCACGCAGGCGATAGAGCCGCCCACGGCCGCCATGGGCTTCGCGCCGACCATCCCGGATGCATCCTTCGGCACCCCGCCTGTCCAAACGGCCTCCTCACCTCCCATGCCGTCCATGCCGCCTCAGTGGGCACAGGCTGGTGGCTTCCCGATGGACGAGGCCCTGACCGGCCAGTCTGCCAGCCAGGTGCTTGCTGGCGGCCCGCGCATGGACCCGCGCCGTTCTCCCCCGGGCAGCGGCCCGATGCCCCCCGACATGGGCGCGATGCGTTCCCCGGCTGACGTGCTCAACGCCGGGCCTCGCCTTCGTCCCGGCGGCGCCCCCGACGCGGCCTCCGTCCCCGACCCTGCCATCAGCCCCATGCGCCCGGCAGTGGGCGGCCCGAACGACCGCCGCCCGCAGCCCCCGATGCCGCCCTCTCGCGCGCAGGGTATCCCCGATCCCCGCATGCGCCCGGACCCGGCGTCGCTTGAGCCGCGCGGCTTCCCGACAGCCTTTGGCGAGCAGCCCCAGCCCCTCATGGGCGGCATGTCGGCCGCGATGGGTGGCGCAGCGCCGAGCGCTGGAGGCATGGCCGCCTCGGCTGGCGGCGTTGCGCCTCAGTTTGGCGATTTGTCCGCGACTATGGGCGGGCCTCCGGCGCCCCCGGACCCGTTTGCGGACTTCGGCACACGCGATCTCGCCGCAGAGATGCAGGGCCAGCGCACGATTGCGGACGCCAACTACTACCGCCCGCAGAACATCATGCAGCCGCCCAGCCCGCCGACTCCGGCGACCATGGGCGAGCGGTTCGACGCGGCCAGTGCCCAGCCGAACGCCGACCAGATGTTCGGCCTCCCCGACATGAACGGGGCGTCGTTCCCCGCGCCTCCGTCTCCGGTTGGCACCGCAGGGGCGGGCAGCACCACGGGCGAGTTCTTCACCCCCGCGCCTCCGATGCCGCAGCCCGGGCCTGACCCGATGGCAGGGCGGTTTGACGATGCGTTCTCGCCCGCTGCCCCCGGCATGATTGCCGACCTGCAAGGCGCGTTCAATCGCCAGCAGATGCCCCCGGCGCCCCCCCAGCCCGCAGTGGCGCAGGACGGTATCAATGCCGTCTTTGGCGCTCCGCCGGCCCCTGCCATGCCGTCCAACCTCGCTATCCCGTTCAACGAGGTTCCGGGCTTCATGGGCGCGGCTCCGGCCGAAGCGGCGACCCCTGAGCTGCCGTCCATGGGCATGGGCGCGTTCAACGACCGTTTCAGTCCCTCGATGCCGGCCCCGCAGCCGATCAGCATGGGCGAGTTCGACCAGCGCTTCGCTGGCGGCACGGTTGCGCCCGGCGGTCCCCCGCCTCCCGGCACCCCCGGCATCGTACAGGGCACCATGCCCGGGCCGATGGATATCCGCTCGCCGGCTCAGGGCGGGCCTCCCATGCCCCCCCAGGCGCTTCCGCAGACACAACCGGCCCCAGCCCCCCGCCAGACCAACGTGGGCGCTGAGAAGCAGCGTAGCGGCACCATAGGCCGCATTCTCGGCGGCTTGCTCGGAGGGCCTATCGGTGCGCTCGGCGGTGGCCTGCTTGGCGGCGGTGGTGGTGGCATGTTCGGCGGGGGAGGCGGCTTCGGGTTCGGCACGCCATCGTTCAACGCCACAGGCGGCGGGACGGCTCCCTACGGTGGCGGCTCGACCACATACCAGAAGGGCACGTCGAACGCCCTTGGCGGGTCGAACGCCCTGTCGTGGAAGTCGAGCAGCGGCGGGACGATCACCGCCTACACTGACCCGAATACGGGCCAGACGTTCCACAGCTACGGGCCGTAGCATGGCGGCGATCATCAAGCGTCGCCGGCAGCCCCTCGATGCTGACCTGACCGCCATTGCGGCGCTCACCAGGAATCGCGGCGATCTCATACGGGGCGGTGCGTCCGGGTGGCAAGACTTCGCAGCGTCCACGGCGGATACGTTTGTCGGTGGCGACGGGACCGACGTGACGACACGGACGGCGGCACAGGTTCGCACGTCGCTAGGATTTGAGCACGGCACATTCACGCCAACAATGACTTTCGCCACGCCGGGCGACCTCTCTGTCACTTATGCCGAGCAACAGGGCTACTACAACAAGATTGCGGGCGGTCGGTACATCGTGTTCGCCCGCCTCAATTTCACGGCGACGCACACCACTGCATCGGGCGCGCTGAGGGTTGCTGGCCTGCCGAGCATCGGCAACGGCACATGGCAAGTCGGCCAAGCCGAGAACAGCTCCGGCATCACCTATCTGGCTGGCCGCACCGCACTGCTTGCGAAGGTCATCACTAGCCAGACCTACTGCGAGTTCGTCAACGTAGGCAGCGCGGTCAACAACTCAAACATCCAGGCGGCCGGGGTTGCCTCTGGTGTAGCGATCTTTCTTGGCTTCTCCGGCGTGTATCTAGGCGTCTGACATGACCCTCGACGAATTGACCTTCGGCGGCGAGTTCCGCATCGCCCAACTCCGGTTCATCACCGAGGAGGGCTACTTCCGCCGCTCGCTCTCCCCCGGCGACGATCTGTCCGGCCTCCCCAAGGACGTGCAGAAGCAAATCGAGGCGGAATGGACGTCTGAAGTCATCGCGGCCTTCATCGCAGAGACGACGAAGGAAGAACCGGAACCAGAGTCCTACGTCGACCCCCGCGACGCCGAGATTGCCGACCTCAAGGCCGCTGTCTCTGCCCTCAAGAAATCCGGCGTTCTCACCGACGCCATGCACGATGCAGAGCGGGCCGTGAAGAGCGACCCGGGCAAGCGCTTCCCCTGATCCTTCCACACCGGAGACTGATATGACGCCTTGGTACATGACCCCGGCGATGCGCGATCTATTGCGCCTCATCCGCCTGCACGAAAGCGGGAAGGCGGGATACAACGCCGACCTCTACAACGACGACAAGTGGACGCTCACGAACAAGACGTTTGACGAGTTCCGCGCCCTTGGCCGGTCACAGGTGACGACGGGCGGCGCTCGCGGTGGCAAGGAGCCGTCGTCGGCCCTCGGCGGCTATCAGTTCCTCACGGCCACGCTCGATAGCCTCAAGCGCGACTTGAACCTGACCGGCAAGGAGATCATGACGCCGGGGTTTCAGGACGACCTCGCGGTTGCCCTGATGAATCGCCGGGGCTACATGAAGTACCTCCGGGGCGAGATCAGCGCCGAGACGTTCGCCAACGAACTGGCGAAGGAGTGGGCGAGCCTGCCGGTCGTGACTGGCCCCAAGAAGGGGAAGTCCTACTATGCCGGCGACGGGCTGAACGCGGCGTTCCACAAGCCCGAGACGATCCTGGCGGCGGTGAGGGCGGTCAAGAGCCCGAACCCGTTGACGAGCGCCCCGCCTAAGGCTCCCGTTCCTCCCCCCGTTACCCCCGTTCCTGTCCCGCCTGAAGAGCCAGCCCCGTCTTTGTGGGCGTGGCTCGTGAAGGTGTGGAAGATCGTCATCGGGTGAATGCTGGCGAGGGCTCTCAGAGCCGGGTGTCCCCGACTATCCCTTAGTGCGAGGCATCCCCCTTTGTCGGGCAGCCCTCGTCAGCGAGACCGGGGTTATTACCGTCCAAGACGGGGTGTCCCCAGCCCCTTCCTTCTACACCATCCCGCCTACGAAAGGAACCCCCCATGCTGACCCGCAACAAGTCCCTTCGCCTCCAGATCGTCATGCGCTTTGCGCGCTTCCTCGGCGTGCCCATCGACGTGCATGGCAGCTACTTCGGCAACTTCAACAGGGCCCCCAAAGCGGCAGGAGACATTTGATGCTCATCGCACTCATAACCAAGTACCTCGGAGGCAGGGCGCTCAAGGCTGTCGTCGGCGGTATCGTCACCACGGGCGTTGCTGGCGCCTTTACCGAGGGCTTTTCGACGGGCCTTGCACCCTTCGCCCATGACTTCGGCGCTCAGGTCGCAGTGGCTATCGGGACGTTCCTCATGGGCCACATCTCGGTCTACCTGACCCCGAACAAGAAGGGCTAGGAAGATGGCCGAGGACGCAGGTGTCCACCGGGAACTTGGCGGCCTCGACGCCCGGCTTGCCCATGTCGAAAAGAGCGTGGACGACATGCACAAGAAGTTAGACGACGTTCACGACGCCATCGTGACCGCGCGGGGGCAATGGAAGGCGCTCGTGTTCCTGACCGGCACCGCCGCGACTGTCGGCGGGCTCATTGTCGGCTTCCTCGCGTGGCTCTGGCCCCGCCCCTAGCTATTACCACCCTCGCGGGGATGGTCATAGCCCCGCACACCCCCGAAAGGACTGACATGATCCGTTTCGCCGCGGCCGTTGCCGCTTGCCTGCTTTTCGTCGCTCCCGCCGCCGCCGAGTCCGCATGCGTCCCCTGGGAGCAGACGCTAGTCGATATCTACCTCGACTACGGCGAACTGCCCACTTCGATCGGGGTCGTCCAAGGCGGCGTCCTGATCCTGACCGTCAACCCGGAAACGGGCACCTTCACGGTGTTCATCCAGCCCAATGAGGACATGGTGTGCTTCGTCGGCGCTGGCGAGCATTGGTCGGACGCATCGCAGGCCATCATCGACAACATCCTCGACAAGGCACACAAGACCCCGTCGTCCAACGTTCCTGAGCACCAAGGGACGCCCCGGACGCCGGGCGGGAGCATGCTGTAAGCATGGGCGCTCCGTTCTCGGACGAGCAGTTAGCGGAAACGGTCAGGGTCTATACGGAGTGCGGACGCAACAGGGCGGAGACAGCCCGACGCATGGGCTTGGCCGCCTCGACGGTGTTCTCCCGGCTTGAACGTGCCGCCGCGCTGGGCATGCTCGGCACGGCCCCGACGCTCCCCGGCTTCCGCCTGTCCCAAATCTCGACGGTCAAGGACGCGGACGGCAACACCCTCCGCGAGTACGTCCAACAGAAGCCCGACGCGGACGGCACGTTCTCCGTCCCCGAAGGCCATGCCATCAAGGGCGTGTCGGCCTATCTCGATGGCAATGGCCGTGTCCTGGGGCAGTGGATCAAGACCAAGGAGGGCGTGCTAGACCCGCTCGCCGTGGTCGATGCCATCAAGGAAGCGCTCGACGGCTACGAGCGCCCCGGCCCGCCCACGCCAGCACCGCCCGACGTGGACGATGATCTGCTCACCCTCTATCCCTGCAACGACTGGCATCTGGGCCTCCATTCATGGGGACAGTCGGCTGAGGCTGATTGGGACTT